GAAGCGGCAGGAGCAGCGAGTATCCTTCTGAGCGGGAGACTCTGGAGCTTGCTATGCTCGGGCTTGTCAAAGCGAATTGCTTGAGACATCCTTTCGAAGGGGCCCATAACTGCGCGGGACATCGACGCATAGACAGGGAGGCTAGGTGCGAAGGCGATTAGCTGGTCGTCATCCATGTAGGCATCAACGAGCTGAGCTCTCAACTTCTTATAGAAGTCCTCGCCATGGAAGAAGGCATACCTGAGCGAGGTCATCGAGTTATTGAAGAGATACAGAGGGTCGGAGGAACGGACCCAGTTAGTCATCTTGTCAAATGCGGATAGTCTGAGGCAGGCGCGATAGCGGAACTCAACAGTTGAGGTGTTCTTGTAGTCCTTTGGCTTGTTGCCAAGGAAGTCAAGCTGCAAGAAGTCAGTGTTGTCCTCGGGGAGTATGAGGGACTTGTCTCCTGTGGTCATTGTGTAACCATAGGTTGCGACGTATGCACCGAGTGACTTGAGGTTGAACCACGGAGTCATCTTCGAGACAGCGAAGATAGAGTCATCTCCTAGGTACTTATCGTACACATAAGTGGAGTAGTCCTTCGGCTCGTGCCCATGCTCTATGCAGAGTCTATTCCAATTTGCTCTGCCATAGAGCGCTTGAAGTAGGATCTCAAACAGGGAGGTGAACGGTGTTCCGGAAGGCATACCCCCTGCGAGAAGGAGGATAAGTCTCAAGAAGAGAAGGAAGTTGTGGGCAGATGATTCTGCAAGCGAGATTCTCGCGAGCCTATCTTCGTGGGTGTAGTTAGGGTCGAGCGCCTTGTAGACGTCGTCGATGATCTCTGCGCAGAGGATGATGTGATCGGCGGGAACATCATATTCCATTCCAACATAGTCGCCGTTAAATCCCACTGTGGAGATCTGGAGAGCAGCTTCGATGAATCTCGAATACTCGGGCGAGTACATGTTCATGCCTAGAGCGCTGAAATTCCCATCACGGGTGGTGATGAGAGCATCAACAAAGGACTTATAGTACTTGTTGCAGACGATGTGGTAGTGGTCGGGCACGCCTTGGAACATGCGATTCTTACCAGCGTCGATCTTACGCTTTGGAACGACTTCGTCCTTTGCGGAGGCCGTGAAGATCACTGCCGCAATAACGCCAGAACGGATCATGACTTCAAGGTCATTGATTTGCGTGGCAAGCTCCTCACCTGGTTTTACAGGGTATTCGGACATATCGTAACGGTATGACTTGTCACTAGCGTGTCCAGGGCGCGAGAGCACATGAGGGTAACCCTCTGACTTGGAGAAGTCAATGGATTTGGAGTTCTCATTGGTGAAATCGCCATTGATCCCCTCTAGAGTTGTGAGAACTCTTAGAGAGATCTTATTCTTCTTGAAGAGGAGGACCAGTTCATCTGCCATGGAGGCTTTAGCGAGGAGAAGATGCTCGTCGCGGGAGCGGAAGCAGTTCTGGCCGTAGCGGTTAACGGCTTTGAGCATAGGATCGCCATCACAGCGATCATCTTTCCAGGGATCTAGGAGAGGCTTATGAAGCTCATCTGGGATCATGGGGACTTTGGACTTGATCTTAGAGGCCTCATACTTGCTCCATTTCGGTCTGAAGATTGAATCTTCCTTGCTGACCTCACCCACGACTATTATCTGGTCGTGGGGGGAGTAGTTTTGATCAGGCTTGGAAACCTGAACTGGGAGGGCACTTGGCCCTCCTTGGCTAACGCCATGGCCAGCAAACATCTTCATGTCGCTTTGCGTAAGGTAGGCTGCGAAGGATTCCTTTGCGCGGAACATACTTGTCTGAAGGCCGCGATGGACGCCTGTAGCGTACCACGTCTCGTTTCTTTCGCAGAAGAGAACGGCTCCGCAGTCACCAGCAACGGTGTCTGCGCTGTAGAGAACTCTACTGGAGAGAACGAGGGGCGCTGCTTTAGAGCTGATCTCTGACTTGTAGTCGTAGGGCATCATGTTCAGCGACAGGGAACCGGCGTTGATGGACATGAGTACTCCTTTAGCGTCAACCCGCAAGAGTATCTGATCCGATATGCTTCCGAGCCAATTGGCAAGAACATCCTGTGGGATGTAAGAGCCTTTCACTGCCTTAGCGGCGGGAATCGAGGTCGGCATCTCAATGAGAGCAATATCCTCGGACACTGGGCCATCACCTCTGACCATTGTAATGTCTTTTGAGGTGAGGCTGAACTTGAAGGAGGTACCCCCTACAAGAGTTATTGTGAGACCTACGCCATCAGTAAGGAAATGGCCTTGGTCATCATGGAGGAAGTGGGCAGAGCACATAAGCGTTCTCCCAGCAATCCTCTGAGCAGTACCTTGGTAGAAGCCGGCTACGGATAGGCCAACGAGGTTGGAGGCCACTCGTGCGAGCTCATCAGGCAATTCGTCAAAATCGACGGGATCTCCTGAGCCAATGACACCTGATTGCCAGGCGCCTTTGTAACCAGAGGTGGTTTTGGAGAAGCGGGACTTCTTCATGTGAGAACGCTCACGCTCTCTGCGAGCCTCCTTCGTTCTGAAGGATGCCTGCGTTTCATCACCGGAGCTGAAGATAGATCCGATGACGAGGACAGTGCCAATAAGCGCCGTACTCGCGAGGATCGTGAGTGTGGCTGCTGCCGCGAAGGGATGGTCGATTGCCCAGGAGGTAATCTTCATATTATCAATCGCGGATTTGACACACTCCCATGTGGTTGGGAGGATTTTGTCCTTGTTCTGATAATTCTCGATCTCGTACTGAGTGAAAATTGCATACCAGTTGTCGCGGGAGAGCTCATAGAAAGCATCCACTTGGCGCTTTGCACGGATGTGGTGCCTAAAGCGCACGCGAAGGACAGCGTAGATCATCTTCTTGTTGAGATGGCCTATCGACATGACGCCATTGGCGTCGTAGCATTCCTTCACGAATCCATAATGCTCACGCTTCCCGGGGGCTGCGAGAAGCTTGTAAGCGCTGTCAAGGATCTTTGTGGGGACGACGATGTCGCCTTGAAGGACGGCTTTGGCTTTGCCTTTACCTTTCTT